ATTACACCAAAGAGTGTCGGTCGTGTCAACACCAGACGGTGTGCAGCGTGCGCGCGAGAGGTTGACCAGTGCGCCGCGCAGCGGTGCAGCTGGGGGGATACGGCTCGATCGGGGCGGCGGGGGAGGGGCTAGGGTGCGCTCAGCGCGGGCGGCACAGCTTGACCTCGACGCGGGTCTTCTCGCGGTGCTCGTCGACGCGCAGCCACTGCAGATTGCCGAGCTCGTCGCGACCGCCGCAGATCAGCGCCTCGCGATGGTCGACTTCCCAGCCCGGGCAGGGCCCGCGCGTGCGGCCGTTGGCCGGGCAGGGGTTGTGCCGCTGGAACTCGGCGCGCAGCACGCGCGAGCGCTCGCCGGCGTCGACCGCGGGGGCGGCCAGCAGGGCGGCCAGGCACGCCGCGATGAGGCGGGTGGCGCGTTTCAGTATCGGGTGTTCCCGCTGCGTCCCTTGGACAGGAACCTCGCCAGCACCTCGTCGCGGATCTTCTTCATCCGCTCGGCGCGCGAGTGCAGGTCGGCACGCACGAGCTGCTGCTCGTCGTCTGGCAGCAAGGACAAGTCCTCGAGCAGCGCGAAGTCAGAGTCGCTGATCCACCGGTAGCGGCCCTGCTCGGCGTCGCGCGGCGGTGCCGGCGCAAGGGTGCGGTGCTCGACGATGTACGCGTCGTCGTCCGGGCTCGGGTTGCGGTCGAGGTGCCCACGCGGCAGATCGAGGGCAGCCTCGATGCGGCGCGCCGCCTTCTCGCCGAAGGGCTTCTTGTCGTCGCGCAGCAGGTCGCGCCAGTACGAGTAGGTGCTGCCGACGCGGTCCTGAAGATCGCGCAGCGACAGCCCGCGATCCTGCATGACCTTGCGCAGCGCAGCTCGGCGAATCAGCGCGTCATCCGCCATGCGCTGAGTAGACGCGACCGGAGACACTCGAGAGTGTTGACCTGGGTAACACTGTTTGGTGTAGTATTCGGGCATGGATCTGCTTGCCTACCTCAAGTCGCTGCCGAGCGAAGAAGCGCGCCAGGCGTTCGCCGTGCGCGCAGGCTCGACGCTCGGGCACGTTCGCAACGTGGCCTATGGGTACAAGCCGTGCGGTCCCGAGCTGGCCGTGTCGCTCGAGCGCGAGAGCGCGCGGCTGGTGCGTCGGTGGGATCTGAGGCCGCACGACTGGCGCCGTATCTGGCCTGAGCTGATCGGCACCGATGGTGCGCCGGTCGAGATCACGCGCAGGGCCTGACATGGGCGCACTGTCGCAGTCGGTTGCGACGAAGGCGGACGAATCTTTCGTCGTCGTTCGTCAAGGGAGGGCGCAGCGGTGGACGGACTGACTGCGGCGTTGATCGAGTGCGTCAAGGCCGCCGGCGGATCGAAGGCGGTGGGGCCTGCGCTGTGGCCCGAGAAGGCGCCCGAGGCCGCGCAGCGGCTGCTGCTGGACTGCCTCAACGACGACCGGCCGCAGAAGCTGTCGCCAGAGCAGGTGCTGCTCGTGGCGCGGCTGGCGCGCGATCGAGGCTGTCACGCGTACGCGCGGCACGTCTGCGCGGCGTTGAGCTACGCCGAGCCGGTGCCCGTCGAACCGCGGGACGAAGCCGACGAGCTGCGCCGCCAGGTGCTCGAGATGGGCCGGCAGCTGCAGGTGGCTCTGTCGCGGCTCGACGCGATCACGCGCAGTGGGGAAGGGCGTGCGTGAGCTGGCTCTATTCGCGGGCGCTGGTGGAGGAATTCTCGCGGGCCACCTGCTCGGATGGCGCACGGTCTGTGCTGTCGAGTGGGAGCCCTACGCCGCGAGCGTTCTTGTCGCCCGACAGAACGACGGCCTTCTCCCGCCTTTCCCGATATGGGATGACGTTCGCACCTTTGACGGCCGACCGTGGCGAGGCCGTATTGACGTGGTTTCTGGCGGCTTTCCCTGTCAGGACATCAGTTGCGCCGGAACGCGCGCAGGGATCGACGGAGCGCGCAGCAGACTTTGGATCGAAATGGCCCGCATCGTTGGCGAGGTTCGACCCCGATTCGTGTTCGTGGAGAACAGCCCAGCGCTCGTTATTCGAGGACTTGGGCAAGTGGCCGGTGATCTGGCCGCGCTCGGGTATGACTGCCGGTGGACGGTGTTGGGAGCTGCCGACGTTGGAGCGCCGCACCAGCGCGACCGGTTCTGGCTTGTGGCCCACGCCGACGGTCTGCGGGAACTACAACCGCAAGGGGGCGAGCCAAGCCAGTGGCGACGGGTTGGCGACGGCAGTGAAGAAGTGGCCCACGCCGGTAGCAAGCGAGGGTCGTCTGGGATACCAGAACCGCAACAACGGAAAGCGCGGAACGCAAAAGAGCTTGACGAGTGTTGTTCAGGGCGGGCCGTTCAGGGAAGTTGGTGGGAGTCTGAACCCAACGTGGGTCGAGTGGCTCATGGGGTGGCCGCTCGGGTGGACCGACTTAGAGCCCTCGGCAACGGGCAAGTACCTGCATGTGCTGCTGCCGCGTGGCGGTTTCTGACGGGGGCGCCATGAACTACTTCGAGCTGCACATCGGCGACCTGAGCGAAGCGACGGCGCACCTCACGATGCTCGAGGACGGAGCGTACAACCGGCTGCTGCGCAAGTACTACGCGACCGAGAAGCCGCTGCCGGCCGACATCAAGCAGGTGCAGCGCCTGGCTGGCGCTCGCACGAAGGAAGAACGCGAGGCCGTCGAGAACGTGCTGCGCGAGTTCTTCACGCTGCACGACGACGGGTGGCACCAGTCGCGCTGCGACGCCGAGATCGCAGCCTTCCGCGACTGGCAGGTCAACAAGGAGGGCAAGCGAGAGAACGCGAAGGAGCGGCAGCGGCGCGCCCGTGAGCGTCGCGCGTCACTGTTCGAGGCGCTGCGCACACACGGCATCGTCGCGTCGTGGAGCACGACGACGGCCGAACTCGAGACGCTGCTGTCACGCGTGACAGGTGCGCATGAGTCACAGCCTGTCACGCCACCTGTCACGTGTGACGACACGGCTAACCCACTACCCACTACCCACTACCCACCTCCCAATGTAAGTAAACCTCCTGACGGAGGTAGCGGATCGGCGCCAAGCGCCGCCCCGCCAACGACGCCGGCCGCCAAGGCTTCGCCCCCCACAGCGACGGCATCCGCCGCAACGCCAGAGCCCGCTGGAGGCGACGAAGCGGGTCGAGGCTACCCCCCTACCACCTACACCCGAAAAACGCCACCAGCGGCCTTCCAGGCCCCTTCCCGGGCCATTGCCGAGGCCCACATCCCCCCGGCCGGCGCAGCACCGCCGCCAGCACCGCCCGTGCCGCCCGTGCCGCCGCCACCGTTCGACGGCACCAACGCCGAAGCGCTCAACGGCCGCGCCGTCGTGCCGCTGGCCGCCGCATTCGAGCTGCCGCTCGACTGGGGCTTCGACGCCGAGAAGCTCGGATTCCCCGTCTCAGCCGTCATGCGCGAGGCCGAGCGCTTCCGGCAGTACTGGACCGTCGGCAAGGGGCAGGGAACGCGCCGCTCCGTCAAGGGCTGGCGGCAGTCGTGGTCGAACTGGCTGTCCAAGGCCGAAAGGAACGCCCGATGACCAGCACCTACGCACGCGTTCGCAAGGCACTCGCCGATCAGCGCCAGGCCGACGGCGACGTCGACACCGCGTCCACATGCCGCGTCTGCTCGGCCGTCACCGACCGCGAAGTGCTGTCGCGCCTCGGCGGTCGCTGCTCGACGTGCTACGGCCACTACCTGCGCGCGCCGCGCGAACACCCGCCGCTGCCCGACGTGCCGTCACGGTCGAACCCTCGAGCCTGGGCGCTTCGGCTGCAGGCGCGCGAGAACGCCGGCGAACGCCTCACCCACGTGCAGCGCGCCATGTGGCGCCAAGCGCTGCGCGTTCACGCCTCAACGAAGGGGGAAGACGATGCTGCTGCCTGACACCGCCACAACTCGCGCGTTTTCCGCGGTCGACGTGCTGCGCCGGCGCGGCCCGTTGCGGGCGGCCGAGATCGCGCGCGAGCTCGATGCCGATCCGGTGGACGTCTACGTCGAGCTGGTCAGCGCGGAGGCGCGCGGCGAGGTGCGCGTCGTCGTCGAGCGCGTGCGCAACGCGATGCCCGTGAAGTCGTGGGAGGCGCGGTGATGGCTCGCGGTGCGCCGTGGACCGAGCACGACGACGACGTGCTGCGCGAGCGCTTCGGCGTCGCCTCGCCGGCCGACCTGCGTCGACTGCTGCCGGGCAGGTCGCAGTCGGCGATCTACGAGCGGGTGCGCAAGCTGCGGCAGGCCGGGCGCATGGATCGCGCGCCCATTCGGCGACGCGGCGCCGAGCCGTCGCTCGAGCCTCGTGCCGACAAGCGCGGGCAGCGCCGTCGCGACACGCAGCGGCAAGCGAGTCCCGCCGCGGTGCGGGTGCCGGAAAAGCGCGGCCCGGCACACCTGCCCGGCGAGCCGGTCATCACCGAGCACACGCGCATCGTGCGCATCGCCGCGCCGGTCGACGAGCGGTATGCGGCCGAGCGACGCCTGCGTGTGATCGACGCCCAGCAGTGTCGCCCCTGGGCCAAGGAGGTCGGCCGGTGATCGCGATCGGCATCGACATCGGCGTCACGGGGGCGCTGGCGGCCGTCGACTCGCGGGGAACGGCCGTCGTGCGGGATCTGCCCACGGTGGAGCTGGCTGGCAAGCGCCTGGTGCGCCGTCGACTGGACGCGCGAGGGCTGATGCAGGCCGTTCGCGAGATCGTGCCGCCCGGCGAGACTGCGCTGGCCATCCTCGAGGACGTGCACATGCGACCCGGCAACGGCGGCGCGGCCACCGCGTCGCTGCTGCACTCGCGCGGGATCGTCGAGGCCGTGGTGGAGCTCGCGCGCATGGACGTGCGACTCGTGCAGCCGCCGACGTGGAAACGCCACTTCGGGCTGCTGCGCACCGACAAGGCCGCCTCGCGCGAGCGGGCCGCGACGCTGTACCCGTGCGTCGCGGCGCAGCTGTCGCGCCGGCGCGACCACAACCGCGCCGAGGCTGTGCTGCTGGCGCACTACGGGCTGACCGTGCTGTCGTGAGTGATCCATGCGCATCGACTGGTTTCGCGTGATCGTCGACCTCGAGCGCAGCGGCTACGCGCACCAGCGCATCGCCGACGAGCTGCTGCGCAGCAAGGGCTGGGTCAACAACCTCAAGTGCGTGCCCGGCGCCGAGCCGCGGCACCGCGACGGCCAGGCGCTGCTGGCGCTGTGGTCGCGCGCCACCGGTCGCCCGCTGCACGATGCGCCGCTGGACCGCGAAACGGTCAGGATCGTGCGCTGAGCGCTCGCCGACACTGCAACACCGCACGCAGGAGCCCCGACGATGCCTCGCCCTCGCAAAATCCGTCCGTCCGTCCCTGGAGACGCTGCAGCGCCGGCCGACACGGAGGCCGCCGCCGACGCGCTGACCGCTGCCGCGCCGGACCTCGACGACGGCGCCGCGCATGCGCAGGCCGACGTGCCGCGCGCCGAGCGCGTCGTGTCGCTGACCTACGCCCAGCTCGACCAGGTCGTCGCGTCGGCCGTGGCCAAGGCGCTGCAGGCCCGGGCAGCGGCGCAGTCCGCCGGCCCGGGCGAGCCGCCGCTGCCCGACCAGTCGCAGATCGACCCGACGACGATCACGCGGCCCACGCTGTCGAAGCAGGGGTACGTCGTGCCGCTGCGCTACGGCGAACCGTCGTCGCCGCACGTCAAGCGGCTGTGACGCGGCCATGTGCATCAGTCTCGCAACGGCCGCGCTGATCGCCGGCGCGGCGACGGCGGTGGGCAGCATCTACCAGGCCGACCAGGCGGCCAGCGCAGCACGCGACGCGAAGAAGGAACGCCAGCGCGCCGAGGCGCAGGCTGCACAGCGCGCCAACGCGGAGATCGCCATGCGGCGCAAGGCCATGCAGGAGCAGTCGCTGTTCACCGGCGCCGGCGATGCCGGCACGGGCGGGCGGCAGACGCTGGGAGTCTGAGCGTGTGCAGCAACCCGGCGATGCTGATGACGGCGATGCGTGCGGGCCGCGACGTGCGCCGCGCTGCCGTCCCGGCGCGGCCGTCTGGCAACGCCCAGCGAGCGCCGTCGCTGCTCGAGCGCGTCGCCGGGCGCGGCGCGCCTGCGGCTGGTCCCACCGAGTCGATCGGCCCTCGACCGCCGCGCGAGACTGCGCTGCGCGGCGCGCTGTTCGGCGTCGGCGCTCGCCAGACGCTGGGGCGCTGACGTGGCCGACGTCGAGCGCATCACTCGCCGGCTCGCCGACTTGCGGGCGCAGCGCCAGCCGCACGTGCAGTCGTGGGTCGATGCCTTCGACCTGACGTTCCCGACGCGCGCGCACGGCCTGCAGTCGCAGATCATCAGCGCCACCGACGCGCAGCAGCGCCAGACGCTGCTCTACGACTCGACGGCGCCCGACTCCTGCAACACCGGGGCCGCGACGTTCATGGGGTCGATGATCCCGGCCTCGGCGCTGTGGTTCGCGCTCGACCTGGGCGAGCAGGTGACGGACGAAGAGCGCGCGTTCATGGAGCGCGCGGCGCGCTTCATCTGGACGAACATCCACGCGTCGAACTTCGACGCCGAGGCGTTCGACGCGCTGCTCGACATGATGGTCGCCGGCTGGTTCGTGCTGTACCTCGACGAGGCCACGGACGGCGGCTACCACTTCGAGCTCTGGCCGCTCGGTCACTGCTGCATCTCGGCGTCGCGCGCCGGCGGTCTGGTCGACACCGTCTACCGTGAGTTCACGCTGCGCGTGCATCAGGTCGTCCACGAGTACGGACTCGACGCTGTGTCCGCCGCGGTGCGCGACAAGTTCAACGCCGGCCGGCTCGACGACGAGGTGCGCCTGCTGCACTGCATCGAGCCGCGGCAGATCTACGCGACGGACGCACGCCTGGCGCGCAACATGCCGTTTGCGTCTGTGCACGTCGAGCTCGACGGCCGACACGTGCTGCGCGAGGCCGGCTACCACGAGTTCCCCTGCATGGTGCCGCGCTGGCGCCGGCTGCCGGACTCGGCCTACGCGAACGGGCCGATGGCGCAGGCGATTCCCGACGCCCGCACGCTCAACGAGGTCGTCAAGTGGTCGCTGATGGGCGCGGAGACGGCGATTGCGCCGCCGATGGTCGGCGTCGACGACGGCGTGCTCAACGTGCGCAACTTCCGCATGGGGCCGCGCAAGCTGATCGTGGCCGCCGAGGTCGACAACATCAAGCCGCTGATCACCGGGGCGCGCATCGATGTCGGCGAGGTGAAGATCGACCGGCTGCAGGCGAGCATCCGCAAGATCCTGCTGGCCGATCAGCTGCCGCCGGCCGACGGCCCCGTGAAGACCGCCTACGAGTGGTCGGTGCGCGTCGACATGCTGCGCAAGATGCTGGGCCCGCTGTTCGGCCGGTTCCAGGCGGAGTTCCTGCAGCCGCTCATCGTGCGGGCGTTCGGCATCGCGTGGCGCGCCAACATCGCCGCCGGCATGGCGCTGATGGGCCAGCCGCCGCAATCGCTGCTGAACCGATCGTTCTCCGTGCGCTACATGAGCCCGCTGGCGCGCTCGCAGCGCATCGAGGAAGTCAACGCGATGGACCGCTTCGAGATGGCGCTCGCGCAGGAGGCGCAGATCGACCAGTCGGTGCTCGACGTGTACGACCTCGAGGCTGCGGCGCGCGAACGCGCGCACCTGCTCGGCGTGCCGGAGAAGCTCACCCGCGACGAGCGCACGGTCGCGCGCATCCGTGCGCAGCGCGAGCAGGCGCAGGCCGCCGCGCAGCAGCAGGCGCTCGCCGCGTCCGGCCAGGCCGAGATGCAGGCCGCGCAGGCCCAGCGATTCGCCAATGCGGCCTGAGCGTGACGCCGACGCCGAGCGCGCGCGGCTCGACGGCGTGTTCCTCGACCTGTTCGAGGTGGACCGCCGAGGCGCGGAGGTGTTCGAGGTGCTGTACCAGCGATTCGGCCTGTCGGCGCGCGTGCACACCGACGGCGGCATCGACGCCGTGCTGCGGACCTACCGGGCCGCGGCGCACCGGGAGGTCATCGACTACATCGTCATGCGCTGCAACCGCGCGCGCGGCATCGTCGACGAGCCGCCGCCCACCCCTGACCAGAACGAGGATCGAACCCTATGACGACCGCC